TGGTTCGCGCCATTGCCTCCGATCGGCTTGCCGCTGGCTGAATCGATCTTCACCGCAAAGGACGATCTTGTGTTCTCGCTTCCAAGCGACCGGACGTTGCCGCCCGTCCAGCAATTCGGCGTGGGGGCCGAGACTCGCGGATTTGTCGGGGCGTTTTCGTGGTTTGCGACAGTCCAGGGAGCCCGCTACGGTGGTGGCGCGGCATTGCTGAATATTGTTGTTTGCCACCGGCGCAACGCCTACGATCCGTCTGCAGAGCGACTGGTCAACGTCGAACGCATCGACGACGAAAACCCGGCTCTTCCGGTGACAGGAGATATTTCGCAACGCGGCCGTGAATGGAAAATTGCAGTCCGTACAGGTCAACCGACAACGGATCTCGACGCGCGGGACGGGGGATGGGTATTCATCGCCGGGACTGTCGGCGGACGCGTCTTGTTCCAGTGGCACCGGATTCTTAGCGTCGGGTCTGTCGTTCCCGCTGGTACTCCAGATATTCTCGGCGTCATTTCATCCGAGGATACTCGGACTATTTCAACACAGGGTCGAGCGTGGCCGTTGCTGCCAAGCCAGACGCAAGCCGCGTTGTTTGATTCCGTGGTTGCTGTCTACGAGAAAACCGTCAAGATGCAGGAGTAGAAACGTGGAAGTGATTTACAGCTTCATAGCACTTAGCCTGCTGGTAGTTGTTGGAGCGTGGATCGTGGACCGCGCCAAGCGGTTTGGCGACGGCCCCGATGATCGGCGGCAGTCATTGGAATCGCTTGCTGGCTTGTGCCAGTCTGGAGGCATGACTACTGACGAGCAACGAAGCGTCAAGGAAGTTTTGGAAGTGCGGCTGCGGCGACTCTAAACGTCCAGCACGCCCCCGTCCGCCTGCCAGTGCCGGCAGCGGACGTCCCCCGTCAGATAGATCGGTCCGACGGTCCCAATGTCCTGGCAAGCAGCCCAGTCGTAGTAGGGTAGCTTGTTCGTGCCCGTGGTCCCCGGTCTCCAGGCGATCGACTCCCATGCCTCGCGCCGCAGCAGCAAGCAGAAAAACCCGGTCTTGTCCACGATGATTGGCTTGTCTGGCGGCCCGGTTACCGATTTTCGCCCATCCCACGCGATCGTCCGGTTTGCAAACCGACTCCGCAGACATCCGCTTACGGCGCCGGCCTTGCGCGGCAGTAGGGCTGTGGCGAGGGTCCGCAGAGCGTCCGGACGGAACGTCACATCGTCTTCTACGCTCCAGACGTGCGATGCTGACGCGGGGATATACCGGCCGGCGAGGGAATAGAGCCTCGCGAGGTGGACGCCCATCGCGTAGGTGTTTGCTCGCCTAAACTCTGGCCCGCGGGCGGCTAACTCTGTCGGTACGCTCTCGTCGACCCTGCGGTCCTCACGAATATAGGTATGTCGCCAGCGGTCCAATTTCGCGCGGAGCCGTGATGCGAACTCCGGGTCTCGTGAGTTGTCCACCGCAACGAGGTGGAGGTTATCGTGATTCCAGTCCGTAGCTGTCAACGATTCAAACCAGCGTTCGAGCATCCATGACCGGCCGCTGAAGAGCGTCACGACAGCGGTGAGTTGAGATGCAGACATCACCTCGGTAGCGCATTCGTGTTTTCCGTAGCGGGCCTGGCTCATCGATTCGCCGTGCATCCTGTACCGCAGCGCCACGTCGGGGACGAATCGCATCGTCCATCCGGCTTGAACGATCCGCAGCCACAAATCCCAATCGTGAAGCCCCCACCGGTATGACTTCCAGCCGTCTACTTGCTCCAATGCCTGCCGACGGACAAGAGAGGTCGCACACGCGAAGTTGCTTCGGGACAACTTACCGCGGTCAAACGGAACAATCCACGGCGACATTCCGATGATGCGTTGCCCGTCGAATCTCTCGCACTGAGGATAGGTCACCGCGCAACGCTGGTCCGTCATTCCGGCTCTCAGTTTTTCCAAATAGTTGGCTGGCAGAATATCGTCGGCGTCGATGAAACAGAAATAGGCCAGTTTCCCGCATAGAGCGGCACCGTGGTTTCGCGCTTTGGCGACGTCTCGGAATTCCACCCGTTCGTATCGCACGCCCCGCTGGGTGTATTCTGCCGCGATTGTTGAGGTATCGTCGGTGCTCGCGTCGTCAACCAGCACCATCGCTTCCGGACGGACCGTCTGATCGAGAATCGAATCGAGACATTCGCGGAGGTAGCGTCCGTAGTTGTGGCACGTTACCACCACGCCGATCCCTTGGGGAACCGGTTCCGGGGGAGGCAACGTTTCAGGTGTGATAGCCTGCAGGGAAGCCTTGCATTTGCGACAGGTTCGGCCAGTAAATCCCGGAACCTTCTCCCGCATCGTATCCATGCACGGGGGCTTGCCCTGCTTAATGACGGGCTCGTTGATGCTCGGGTGTAGACACTGGAAGACTTCGACGGGTGAACCGGGGCAACCGCAGCCGGCCACGCGGCCGGTGATGGTTGCGATGGGTGGGCTGCGATGCTTGCAGATTGCCCATGCACCCGCCAGTTCGTTTCGGTCAGCAAATGCCATCGGAACATAGGGGCACATTCGCAGGCCAGGAGCCTCTGATTCTGCTCCGCACACCTGACAGGTCCAGAACATTGTGGTCGGATTGAATTCTTCTTGGCAGAACTTCATACGACGGACGTTATCGTAAACGTTGCATTGCGAGGGTCAACAAGCCACTTGAACGGTACGCCAAGTGGGCTAGGAATCATTTCGTAGTAGTCGAGGACTTCGCCAACAAGATCGCGAAGATCCTGGTAGCCAAAAATGAGCTTACGAAAATGGATCTCGCAATGGCTGCCGCCAGAAAACGCATAAGCGTAGCCGTGCAGTTCCGTATAGCCGTTTGCGTAGGTTCCGTAAAACCATGTATTCTGTATGTCGGTCGCAATTACATAATTTCCGTGGCAACAATTTGCGCAAGAGGATGTGTATGGTGTACCGACGGACAAATTAAAATAGTTTCGAAGAGTACCGCTGCGATTAAGGAGATTGTAAGGAAAGTATGTTCCTCCACCAAGGTCCCAGTCTCCCTGTACCACCCCAGAAACTTCGGCAGTGTATTTGCGCGGCGGGCGAAGCGTTGACGTTCCACCAAGGTATCCGCCGCAGTCACATTGATTGTAGATTCCGGCGAAGACTATCGTTCCGGACGCTGAGTTGTCGCCTGTTCCTAGCATTGCGTGCCGCATGCTTGCGTGGAGCGTCGCGTAGTCGTCTCCGACCACGTAGTACAGCATCCCTTCGGTAACATAATTTAGCGTCGTAGGACCGGATTCGAGAGAAGGCGCTCCGCCGTTGGTTACGCGGTAAACGCTGTAGGTTATGTTAAATTGTCCAGCAGCAGAGAACCAAAAGTAAAAACGATTGTCTCGCTCGTCGTAGTAACTACCGGCGCTAACGGTCCGCGTTCCAGACGACACTGAGTATTTTACATAGACCTGATTTCTCGAAATAGCATCGGACCATCCGAAGATTGCTTCGTCTCCGGCTGCCATCGACGAAACTCCGCCGTTCCCGTACATTTGCCAATCAGACTGGCCGCCGATTGCCACTATCCTAGCGTCCGATGATGTGGTCCTGGAAGGCCATGTCCATGTTCCAGAGACGACTTCCCAGTCTGCCGCGGTGCTGATTCGCGGTCCTGCCGAGCAGCGGGTGCATGTATGACACGCAATACGTTCCGGGGTGTCGTAATCATAGTCCCACGCATCCCCAAGTTCGTGACAATCTTCTGTGCCGTTTCCGCAATACCAAAGACGTTCAAACGAGTAGTTTTGAAACCAGACCGAACCCGTTCCGCTTCCGGTGCCATACCCGGATTTGCGGCCAATCGTCATTCCAGCCGGCAGCAGGACATTCAACGATTGAGCAGGATAGGCACCTGCCGGGTCAATGGTGATTACCATTTCCTCCGGGTCGGTATCTGGATCGTAGCAGATCGTGAATACGTGCCACTCGTCTGAAACCGCACCCAGAACAAACCACGGGTCGCCTATCTGCGTTCCGTCTTTTTGGTAGACCGTAATCGTGCCTGAAGTTGCCGTAGGGGTGTCCGATTCAAATTCAAGATAGATCCCGTCGCCCGGCGTGGAATCGTCCCAGAGAATGAATAGGCGATCGATCGCACCGGCCTCGACCTTGACCTCGACCGTCAGCCACGTCGGGTATGGTGACTGCGGATGTTGCTTGCTATGGATCGTCGTAGAATTCGCAGCTGTAATTTCAACAGCGTCCACAAACTCATCTAACGGGTCACAAGACCCTACCGAGCAGCACGGCTGTCCCGGTTGAAACATCATTATCCCCACTCCGCTGCCCATCTCAGTCTCCTACGCTAATTCAGCGTCTTCCGAGCAGGGAATACCCTTGACCTCATACTGACCGATCGAATCCCACCCTATCCTAGCGTGCAACCCAGCTGGAATTTCATCCGGGAATCCATTGAAGACTTTAACCTCGATTTCAGCATTATCATCATCCAGCAAGTATGACCACGTAATCGCTGTCCCAGCAGAATTTAGCACTTCCTCAACCAGCTTGCAGGATACCGATGACACAGCAGATGTGCTCCTGGCCGGTATTGCACCAGCCACCCAGCACCACCGGCTGTTTGGAAACAGAGCTTGAACTGGAACGAATACGTCCCGCTGCTTGTCCCATCTTACCGATAGCAGGTCTTTACAAACCAGCACCGGACCTCTCTGAGGATCAGCACTATCCTTCGTGAAACTCCTAGCATCGAGAGGGTATTCATCAGTCTCCTGTTTCCACTCACTGGCAGTCTCATCCCAGTACCGAATCAGCACATTATAAACACCAGCTGTGGAAGTCTCATCCACTACCCTGGCGATCAGGGTTGGCATTGAAACGGATGATGCAACTCCTGTGATCCACCCATGCGAACTAGACAGCCCCGACCCCTGATTCCCGCCAGACAGATTGCCAACGACCCTGCCGAGGTCATTGATGTACCTATGGGACAAACCGTCTCCAGCTTTCTTGGTCGGGAACATCTCTTTCGGCACTGGCAACTCCCTTACGGTGCAAAGATGGATGACAAGTTTGTATAGGTGTAAATCGGATCACCATTCTTATGAGTCAAGTACCTCCAGCCATATCCAGGTCTCCAGAAGTCGTTGTGGCCCCGCACTACCCCTCCTGAATCGACGATCCGTTTCTCCTGGAACTTCATGCTCAGGTTGAACGGGCTCTGGTACGTCACACCAGACCGCCATGAGTAGCTCTTCCGCAGCGAATACCCGGTGAATAGGATCGTGCCCTTCGGAGCATTAGCAAAGATCGGCATCGCCACACTGTTGGTTTTGCCGAGTGCCGTACGCAGCTTGCCGATCAGCGTATTGGTCCAGTAGCCATACGGAACTCGAGGCCAAGCCAAATCCCAATCAACTGCAGGTACAGTCATACCGATTGGGACATCAGGTCCAACCACGTCGGTTTCAGGGGCGACTACCACTGCAGTCTCGCTCAGCTTCCACTTCGCCCCTGGGGCATCAGTGTGGAGGAATTGTCCTCCCCCTGAACAACTGACTTCGAGGAACGTCTCCGGCTGAGCTGGATCGCTCTCGGACTGGTCGTTCATCGTCTTATAATCGACCGTGACGCTACATACTTTCTGATACGTATCGTCTGGTGCCCTAGGATCAATGCCGAACGGATCGACAGGTTTGCCGTCCACGTGAGCTTTCCAACTGATCTTCTGAGCATACAGGTTGGTCCCATAAATCTTACCGAACGATGGATAGACAGGAAACAGCCCATTGTACGTGACCTGAGGAAACATCTCGAGGGCGAACTGGACCAGTCTATTGGCCGGCACTAGTAACTCCATCTGGGCCGCAGCCTCCTCCGGACCAAATTCACCGCTCATTGCAACGATTCGGTACGGAACCCCTGTTCCGCCTGTTTGTAGCCGCCACGAGTTCGGATCTTCATAGACTGAGGGCATTAGTCCAACACCATTCTTTGCTTGGAAGGATTCTTAGCAGCTACCAACAACTGATCTGTTTTCTTGTTGCCTTCGATCAGCACTCGCACGATGTCATCCTGTCGGTCTTTGCCACCCGTTCCGAGTTTTTCCGATTTCCAGGATTCAAACTTGGACATCGCTGCCGCTGATTGTTGGGCTGTACGATTATCATAGTCCGTTTTCCATGAGTCGAACTGGCTTTTTGTGGCAGCCTGTTCAGCTGCTCGTTTTGATTGGAAATCAGCAAAATCACTCATACCAGGAGTAGCTAGGGCGAGTTTTCCAGCAGCGAGTTGTTGCTGCTTTGCTTGGGCTGCCAGAGTATCCCTCTGCCGTATCCGTTCTTTTTCAGCATCAGGTATCATCATTTGATCTGCTGAGGTTGCCGCCCTGTATGCTATACCCGACTGAACAGAATACTTTTGCAGCATTTTTCCGAAATCCGATTGGATGCCGGTAAATCCCTGAATGAGGCTTTCTGTGGTCTGTCCTGGAACTGGTGAACTTTCAGGCACTACAGGAGCAGCAGGAGTGATTGGGAGTATAGGCGTTACTTGCGGGGGTGTTGAGGCAATAGTAGGTCCAGCTTCGGCAGCGGCTTTTTCGGCTTTTAGTGCATCCAATTTATCATTTGCCTTATTCACCTCAGCAGCTCGGGTTTCACCCAATTGGGTAGCGTTGGCATCACCAACATTCCCCAACGGCATACTAGTAGCCTTTTTAAGCTCAGCAATTGCCGCCGCAATCTCCTCATCGAAGTCACGGGCTTGCTTAGCTTGAGGAGCCTCTGGTCCCATAGGAGCAGCTGGGGCTAATGGAGCCATAGGAGCTAGTGGAGCCTCTGGTCCCATAGGAGCAGCTGGGGCTAATGGAGCCATAGGAGCTAGTGGAGCCTCTGGCCCCATAGGAGCTTCTGGCCCCATAGGAGCCATAGGAGCCTCTGGTCCCATAGGAGCCATAGGGGCAGCAGGAGCAGCTGGTCCCATAGGGGCTAGTGGAGCTTCTGGTCCCATAGGGGCGGCAGGGGCTGCTGGTCCCATAGGGGCTAGTGGAGCAGCAGGGGCTGCTGGTCCCATAGGGGCAGCAGGGGCTGCTGGTCCCATAGGAGCCTCTGGGGCTAATGGTCCCATAGGAGCAGCTGGGGCTGCTGGTCCCATAGGAGCAGCTGGGGCTAATGGTCCCATAGGAGCTTCTGGCCCCATAGGGGCGGCAGGGGCCATAGGAGCAGCAGGGGCTGCTGGTCCCATAGGAGCCATAGGAGCCTCTGGTCCCATAGGGGCTAGTGGAGCAGCAGGAGCTTCTGGCCCCATAGGGGCCGCAGGAGCAGCTGGGGCTAATGGTCCCATAGGAGCTTCTGGCCCCATAGGGGCGGCAGGGGCCATAGGAGCAGCAGGGGCTGCTGGTCCCATAGGGGCGGCAGGGGCTGCTGGTCCCATAGGAGCCTCTGGTCCCATAGGAGCCATAGGAGCCTCTGGTCCCATAGGAGCCATAGGAGCAGCTGGGGCTAATGGAGCCATAGGGGCTGCTGGGGCTAGTGGAGCAGATGGTCCCATAGGAGCAGCAGGAGCTTCTGGCCCCATAGGAGCCATAGGAGCCATAGGAGCCATAGGAGCCATAGGAGCCTCTGGCCCCATAGGAGCCATAGGAGCCTCTGGCCCCATAGGGGCTAGTGGAGCCATAGGGGCCATAGGGGCCATAGGGGCCATAGGAGCAGCAGGAGCTTCTGGCCCCATAGGAGCAGCTGGGGCTAATGGTCCCATAGGGGCTGCAGGGGCTAGTGGAGCAGCAGGGGCTAGTGGAGCAGCAGGGGCTAGTGGAGCAGCAGGGGCTAGTGGAGCAGCAGGGGCTAGTGGAGCAGCTGGAGCCTCTGGTCCCATAGGAGCAGCTGGAGCAACTGGGGCTACAGGGGCGGCTGGAGCAGCCACTGTCGGTTTCTCCTTGGTAGTCCCTGAAACATCACCACCCTTAATTGTATCATCAGCCATTAGCATCTCTTGGATTCTTTGACCAAAATCAGCAAATCCAGACATGCCCGACAAAGATCCCAAGATTTCTTTGGCCTTCTGCATAGACTTGTTGTACGTATCCTGAGTAATCGCCCCTGCTTTCAGCTTGGCATCAAGATCACGGACCCGACTAGCATAGGCTTCCTTCTTGTTCACGGCTTCAGTTTCAGACCGTCCCATATCCTTGACCAGTCTGTCGTATGTCTCCTGAGAAATCGCTCCCGCATCTAACGACTGTTTCCACTCTCCTAACTGTTTGTTCGTTCTTTCCATCGGAGTCATCACCGATTCAGTCAACGAACGTCCCATTCCTTCCAGGGCCTTTTTGTAGTTTTCGGCAGACAAGGTCCCATCATCGAACAGGAATTTCAAGTTGGCAAATGCATCATCCAACCTCTCCGCAGGGGTTTTGATGTCCTCCAGAATCTGTCCAAGTTCATCGAACCCAGCCATTAGATCAGGCATTCCAAGCGTAGCAAAAACGTCTGGGGCGGCTTCCATAATACCACCACCCCACGTCTCTGCAATCGACTGTTGGTATTCAGCACTGGCTTTGTTCAATGCTTCTGTCTGTTCCGTCTGCTTCTGGATCCATTCTACCAACCGCATCTTCTGTACGGTGACAGCAATGTCTTTTTCTTCAACCAGCTGTTGACGAAGCTCGTACACCTTGGCTTCGATGTTCGTCATCTTCATCGTCGCTGCCTGCTCGTCGAGCTTCTTGTTGTACGCATCGAGCTTGAGAGAATCTTCAGGGGTGACTGTCTTGTCTGGTTCTTTCTCCATCCTCAATTTTCGTAATTCAACCCCAAGCTGAGCAGCCGCCTTCTCTTCTGCTTGCAGCCTGGCGAGTCGGTCTTCATGCAACTTGATGTTCGCTGCAATATCAGCACCCTTGGCAGATCCGATTCCATGAACTTCCAAGGCGGCAGCCCGTTCCTCTTCCAACCTTTGTGTCACCCCGGCAATCTCAACCCCTAGCTGCTGGTAGTTTGTCTGGGCGTCCGTAATTCTCTTGTCAAGAGCCGGGATGCCCTCGCTGGCCGCGAACGTCAGCAGGTGTTCCTTGGCCTTCATCAACTGATCGTTCATTAGAGCAATCTGCTCTTTGGTCAGGGCGATTTCATCCTTGCTTTTGATCCACCTGGATTCCATTTCCTTCAGTCGTATATTCGCCCCAGCAATCCCAGACTCTGTGCTGTTGATAAACTGCTGAACATCCTCGCTTGACGACCCAGTGAAATCAATTCCAATTGATCGTTGAAAGCCTAACTGATCCTGCTGCTCCTTCAAGATGGCGTTGAACTTCTTGGCTTTGTCCGTGCTATTGACGTACATCATTCCGAGGGAATAAACCGCAATTCCCAAAGCTGCCAATCCGGCCGCGGCAGCAACGTATGGCATGGCAAGCTGAGCAGTATTCAACAACCACTGAGCCGCAGCAGCAGTCTTACAAGTCGTCGCATACGTGGTGAGCATCGTCGTCACAGAAGCATACGCAGAAATCAGCTTCCCGATTGCAAATGCTCCGGTAGCAACCGTCGTAAACAATCCCCCAAATGCTGCCCCCATTCCAAGCACTCCGGCAATGGTCACCTTAAATACCGGATTCATCGTGTCAAATCCGCTGATCATATCGATGCCAAATCCCACGATCAGCTTGCCTAGCGGGACAAGCTCCTCCCCGATCTGCCTGAGAGTGATTCTCCATGCGTCGTTGAACGTCGAAATCATGCCAACCATAGACTTCGACTGTTTTTCCATCATGCCGGCAAAACGTCCTGTCCCGGTCGTCAGCCCCATCATGATCTTGCGGAAGTCCTCGAAGCTGATCTTGCCAGATGATAGCATCTTCTGGGCTTCGGCGTCGGTGACCTTGTAGTATTTTGCCAGGTCGCGAAGAGAGATGACACCACGAGTGCTCAGCTGACGGAAGTCTTGGGTGAGTAGTTTACCGACACCACGGATCTGGTTATAAACGAGTCCGATCATCTGGAAGCTGCTGGACGTGCCAGAGGCTGCGTTGCCTAGCATCTCAATCGTGTCCATCAGCTGCTTCGACTCTTCCCCGAACATCACCAACCCACGGGCCACCTGCTCGATCTCAGGCATTTCAAACGGCGTTTCCGCAGCGAACTTGGTCAGATCAGATAGCAGGCTGGACGCTTTTTCAGCACTCCCTATCATCGTTGAGAAGGCGATCATGGTCTGCTCGTAGGCTCCAGCTGCCATCACAGCGGAATAAGCAGTGGCTGTAAAAGCGGCAGTCACCATTCCCCCAAACACAGCGGCCACGCCGGCAGCTTCACTGAGTTGGCCACTGAACTCTTTTAGGGAGGAAGAATCGAGGTTTTTAACTGCCTTATTGTATACCTCTTGCGTGATCGCCCCAGACTGAAGCATACCCTGCAGATCACCAACAGATCGAGAATACTTCTCACTCGCGGACACTTGGGCTTCAGTAACCTGCCTGCCCCTTGCCATAATAACTGCGTGTTCATCTGCAGCTCTACTGGCGGCTCGTTGGGCTGCCAATATCCCAGGGGCTTGATTCTGCAACTCCTGCAACGCTCTGTTGTAGGTCTCCTGCGTGATTCTTCCGGCAACAAGGTGTCCGTTGAGCTTCAATAGGGAATCGCTGTATTGTTCAGTCCACGATTTGACTTCTCCAAACCTAGCTGACAGCGATTTGGCTTCGGCATCTACGGCAGATAGGGATCGACCAACCCCAGACGAGTTCACACCGACTGAGATATATGCCTGGGCAAGCTCAATTCCCACAGTATCACCTCTCTTTTTCCGCTTTAGCCTTTGCCTCGGCCTCTTCCATCATTCTTCTCGCCAAAGACTTACCCCCAACCCTGAGTTTTGCTTTAATCGGGGTTCCGTCTTCTGCCCTGCCTTTTACGAATCCATCAGCATCTGGCTGCAACGCAGCAGGATTAGTATCTGCAGTCCTATGTCCCCTTTTTGACTTGAGCACGTCCCTATCACATAGCCTGTGATAGATTTGATCCGGGGTCATCTTGCCCACCTGCTCATAGGACAATCCAGCCCCTCCCTGAAAAGGATTGTCCGTGAGGATTCTAAGGTGATATGACGATATGCCGAAGCTAAGCCCGCCGCCGCCGATTCCCTCTTCTTCCCCTTCACCTCTGGTCTCGGCCCGCTCTAGGGTGGCGAGCCCTATGTATTTCCCAGTGCTGGGGCTGTCAGTCGCTCTACCATCCTCGCAGCCTGCATAATGCTGGTCACAGGCCATGCCCCAACATCTGCTCTGGACAAGTCAGGGTGGCTCATCTTCACGCTGGACCAAACGAACTCGATCATTCCATCTCTCACAGCGGTCACCCACCACGAATCATACGGTATGCGAGCACGTCCCGGCCTAGCCCCGGTGAATTTCTCCACGTCGTCAATCGTGACCAACCCTGCGTCAAGGGATGCAGCCAAAACAGCCCTTCTCGTAGCCTCGTTCTCTGGCAGATCACCATAAACATCCTCAAGCAGGGTGATCAACCTCGCAGACTCGATTGGGACCAACCGAACGTCGTAAGACATCTTGACCGGCAGGTTGCCGACGTCCCAACGGGCCACCTCTTCCAGTTTCCTCTCGATCACCTTGTCAGCCTGGTCCTTCGGAAGCAAGTCCAAGTTTTCGGCATAGGTCGAGAGGTACTCCCGCTTGTACGACTTGACTGCCGCCCTCTGCACTTCGTGCAGTTGCTGCATGCCGACCGGTTTGAGATGGAACGTCTTGACCACCTTCTTTCTTTCACCATTCTCCACGATTTCAACCGGAACATCTATCGTGTCCCCGGCTGCCAAAACTCTGGCTTCTTTCTCACTCATCTTAATGTCTCCTTTGGAAAAATGAACCTATTTTACCCTCTGACCTAGAGGGATATTGCCTTGGTTTATTGCCCTACCCTAAACACCCGTTTTTAGGCCCCTAGCATCGTGTCTGCCGACGTCTAACGCCAAGGCCGGTTGGTTATACCCCAACCGCCCACAGGCCGTTAAAACGTAAATTTGGCAGCCTAGCTATCCATCGTAGATTTCAGCATCAAATCTCGTGCAAGGGAACCAGACGGGCGGGCAGGAGGAACGAAGCCGAGAAGACTTGCGGCGGGAATAGACAGGCTCAAGATGTGCTTATGCGGAAACTGCTGTCTGGCCCTCTCTGCCTCGCACGAACGGCAAGGACAGGAGGGCCAGTGATGAATCTCACGGACGATGACTTCGAGAAACTCGTTGTTCATCGTTTCAAAACCTTACGGCTTGGTGAACGTGCCGTCGGAACCCCACGCACTAGTCCAGCCGATGACTTCCTCCGTATCAATATCAACCGACAGGCTGAAGTCGTTGCACAGGGCTCGGGGGAAATCCCAGTATACCCCGCCGGAGGCAAGGTACAACTTCACCGCTGCGATGTCCTCGGGCTGGAAGATGTCGTAGATTTCCGACGTCGAGTCGTACTTGCCTTCGGCGTTGAACGTGCAGTCCTTGCGACCTGCAGCCCGGTTGGTGAACCCGTTCGAGTCGGAATCACCCCACTCGGAACCTCCCGCCAAGGTCGGGTTGACATCCCACTTCGTGGTACGGGCGACCGAGGAACCGGCCACAAAAAACTTTCCTGTACGCCCAGTCAAAGTATTCAAACTTGACATATCTCAAATCCTCTCAACTAAAAAGACGTTATGCACCCTCGCTGGATGACGATTCAGACGACAGACTAGACGAACTAGACGACTGACTCGATGCGCTCGAAGTCAGGCTCGAACTGCTAGCCGACAGGCTAGACGCGCTACTGGTCGCACTGGAACTGGACGAACTGCTCGACGAGCTGGACGGGCTGGAACTGGACGGGCTTGACGATCCACTTGTAGACGAGCTGCTAGACAAGCTAGACGAGCTAGTCTCATCATCATGCCGGCCCCACATCCAAACGCTGTACGTGATGTCTCCCCCGTTCGCAGTCAACTTGATCCGGTGGGAGCTGGCATCCACCACGTCGAATCCAGTCGAATCTGGCTGGTATTTCAGCAGAACCCCACCACCACGAAGCCCACCCAAAGTCGCAACCGTATGGGTGCCGATCGGCGTCCACCCGTTGGTCGCGTCCGGTTCGATTTCCAGAGTGCCAGCAACCCCGACGGTATTCTCGTTCTTGATCATCAGGGCGACGATGGCTTCGACCGTGAGTACCTGCCCCACCGAATCGTTACCTGCACCTGCACCAGCATCAAGGCTGGCATAATCATACAGGTCGATCACCACGTTGGCCCCAGAGGCGAGCGTCCTGCTCTTCCACTGCCAGCCCCTGTTTGCCATCGAAGGGCCGACTCCGCTGGTCAACGTAGTGTTGACATCAGCTTCGAGGGCAGCGTCGATGTTGGTTCCATCGTCAAGCGTGTTGCGGACGAATCCACTCAGCTTGGCTACGACTTTCGGATTGCTCAGACTTCGTATTCCCATCGTCTCACCTCACTAGATTGCCACCGGAACGTCTGTCCGGATGTTGTATTCTACCATCCACTTGTGCACGTCGTCATCTTCCCTCTCACCCCAATCGTTCTGGTACTGTACGATCAGCACTTGTCCGTGGTCGAGGGTCAAGGATTGCGGGCTCTGAGTCGGATGACCCCCGAACACTTTGATGATTTCTTCTGCTACCGTTGCAGCAACTTCTTTCGCTGAGCTGGAACCGGACGGCCCTGCATGCACCTCGAATAGCCAAGGCTGGTCGTTGATGTGCTGTTTGCTGGCATCCTCTCCGCTCATCCTTGTTTTGACATTCGATGCTCTTGCTTTGAACACTGTGTACGGGAAGGGGGTCTTTGGGGCTGCTTCTCCATCGTTCAGGCTGGTGTACAGGCTGCGATCAGCCGCTGCCCAGTATGCTTGAAACAGCGTGTTCAACCCACTGGAACCCCAGAGGGTTGCGACTGCCTCGTGAATTGCAGCTCCTGCCACGCTCATACAATTGGTCCTGTCAACATCCTGACTATGTTTCCCCGTTCCTCATCCAACGTCCGTGTCAAGAACCGTCTATCCATCATCAGCTCAAGAGGGATCGCGTATCCGATTGGTGTACCAACAAATCCTTGAATTCGTCCTGGTTGATCTTCTTTTACATCCCAAAACACAGAGCGAAGAAGTTGAACTGTATCCGCCCTCGGAAATTCCCCTGCCTTCGACCTCTCTGTGACTACCGTTCGTCCACCGATCACCACCTTGGTCACCGGTACGCTTATGTTCTTGACCACCCTATCTGCCAAGAACCCAACTGCAATTGTCACCCTCTGCTTCAAGGTCAGGTTGATCCTCTTGCTGACCTCGTCCACGAACGACTGAATCTCCACCTGCGTCTGGCCAGCCCTGCCAGCTCTCCTGGCTCGGGCTGCTTGTACTGCTGGAGAGAATCGTGCCATTTAGCCCCCGCTCCTCGTCAATCGGTCCACCCACTCAGGGTAATCACATTCGAACTGGGGCTGTGTCGTCTGGGTCTGCATCCCCGGATTCAGCAGGTACTCGCCAGGTAGGTCGTCCACGTCCTCTTTGTCCGGGGCGACCCCTTTCACCATCTTGACTGACTTGTCGTCCAGCAGCCAGCAGATCTCCCGGCACAGGGTCTTCATCCGGTGCTGGTCGAGCTTGCCCTTGACCGTCTTAGCACCCTGCAAGTTGGAGTCTTGCCTGGCCCCGGTGGTCAGGTGGAGGAACCGCTTGATCCTCGACTTCGCTTCTTCGTCGTCGTTTAGCGGATCCAGGATCACGTAAGTCAGATCGGCTGGGTTGATGTGCAGTTGCATCCCAGGGGCTTCCGGGGGCGCATGCCCGTGCATCTGGGGTGCTCGGACCTGCCCCTGAATCGTGGTCGTGGTCGGACGGATCCTGCTCCGTAGCCGGCAGCCGGGAATTGACTGGATCAGCAGATCACAAAATTGTGGGTGGTCCGCCTCAACACCAAAAGCAGGCACCGCTGCGGCCGATCGTTGTTTTCCTTCCGCTCTTTCCATCGTAGCCGTTGTCATTCTTGTCTCCTTGAAAACTGGTCTTGGTCTTAGTCTGTCCCCTTGTCAATCGAAATATAAACTGGGGAGGGAGCAAGGAGACGCACTCCCTCCCCAGTCGGGAAACCCGGCTAGACCACTAGGCCGGGGCAGTCGTCGTCTTCGCAGCGCAGGCGCCCCTCTCGAGTTGTCCGCCATAACGAGCGGTGCACGTGATGAGCATCTCGTTCGCACGGATGAGCGTATCGCCGTCTTGGCTGGTCCGCATCGTCAGGCCCCGCCGGCGGTACATCCGGTACTTGGCCAGGATCGCGTAGAAGATCTGAGCGTTGGTCAAGCTCTCGTTGATTTTGAACGGCCGCTCCATCAGCTGGTAACCGTCGTAGCCGGCGACCGGGAACTGGTTGTTAAACAACCGGCGGGCATCACCAGCCCCGACGGGCAGGGCCTTCATCCGAGCGTAGGACGTTTCCGTTCCGCAGAATACTGCAGATGCGCCAGCGTTCTTGTGCTCGGCCTTGACAACCCCAAACCGCAGCGATTCGTAGTTGCCGATCGAGGTCGCCCCACCCCAAGCCACGCTGGTCGTGCCGGCCTTGTTCATCACGCCTTCGGGCTGAGTCGTTCCGTTGCCCGTGGCGATTACGTCGTCCAAGTCTTCGAGCAGCCGTTGGCCGTATTGCTCGGTAACATGCCGTCCGAAGTCGATCGGCGTATCACTCAGGAAGTCCAAGCCGATCCGGATCGCGCCCTGCCACCGGAAGATCGTCGTATCGAAAGCCGTCACGTAGCTGGTCGTGGTGAACAAAGCGATTGCCGAGTCGTCAACCCCACCCCAGCTTCCGGTCACCGTCCCGGTCGCCACACCCTCGATCCGCCGCCCGCGGTCGATCGGTACCTGGTTGACCAGCGGGAACAGCTCACCGTTGAGCAAGGGGGCTTGGATCACCTGATCATCGAACACGATCGGGGCCGCTTCCAAACCGCCGGAGGTCGCGTCGTCGATCAACGCCTTCTGCTCATGGGGAGTCAGCCGGCGGTTCTTGATGTCAGCGTAATCACCACCGTCGGTGCTACCACCCCAGTTCATGTTCTCCATCGCGTACAGCACCAACTCTTTGTCGTGCTGCGGCAGGCTCTGGAAACCGAACGTCCGTGAACCACCCTTCTGAGCGGTCGAGATCAGCAGCTTGGCGAAGGAGCCGGCGACTGCCTTGTCCAGCTCGGACGGGTCGTCGATCGGTCTCCCACCCTCGGCGAAGTCCATCACCGGCTTTCCCGCCAAGGGATGCGGACGGCCCTTCTCGGTGACCATCGGAAACTTCGCGGCCGACTTGGTCGTCGAGTAGGATTCCCACGCACCCTTGACCCGGACCGTCACGCCGTCGTCGTCCAAGGGCGGGTCTATGTTGAACATCCGCTTGATCGACTTGTGCCAGGCCGGGGGTTCGCCCTTGGTCCCGCCGGGTTTGCCAGATTTCTCAGCAGCATCAGCGGCTTCTTTCTCCGCCTTATCCTTGGCCGCTTTGGCATCCGCGGAATCTTCCGGCTTCTGGGCCAGCATCTTGGTCAGCTGACCGATCCCGTCACCCAGCGCCTTCAACTGCTTGGAGAACTCGGAAGCATCGCCCGCATCCTCGTCTTCGGCCAGCTCGGCATACTTCTCCATCGTCAAACCACCCGTCGCAATAGACATGCCGACGGCCTTGCGGCACTCATCGTCACTGCTCTGGTCGGACAGACCCTTGCAGTTGCCGATGGCCCACTTCTTCATCTGTGCGGTGAGATTCATTTTTGCACCTTTCGCGTTTCACTCACCTTCGAACTGATCCGCTCCGACCGTCGGAGCATGAACTACGGCTTCACCAGAAGCCGGTACTGTTTCGCCCTGGCATTCTTCCGCTCGACCTCTTCGATCGCGGCGAATGCCTTTTGAATTGTCTGCCTCTGCTGCGGGGTGGCCTCTGCGATTAGCACTCCCATAGCGTCCTCGACCGTGAACGACTTGCCACCAGTTTCGAAGAATTCAATATCCGTATGAACTCCGCCGGTCGCTTGACTGGTGGCATGAGCACGATAGTTGCCCTTGGTATACTTGTCCGTCCGAGTCGGTGAACCAGAAGCATCCTTTCCCCAATCAGTTCCTTCTTCTTTCCATCCAGCCTTCCGAAACTTCTTTCCAGTCTCGAAATAATCCCCTTTGACTCGCTGCTTGTTACCCTGCGGAGCCTGCTGTCCGCTGAATCCCAAGGATCTCACCAATGAATCAGTAGTACTCAGAGATGTCGGCTTACCTGAACTCCCACCAGAAGAACCACCACCCCCCGTATACTGATTGATCCCCTGAGGATTGGCCTTCTCGAACGACTTACCTTCTTCAACCCCGTCAGGGATGTCGTACTCATCGATCATCGATTTGATCTTAGTACGGCAACCCTTCGTGATCTCCCTGCCCCGAACACTCAGCACGTGGTCGCCCCTGTCCAGCTCCTCAACATCAGAGTGGATCTCTTTCAGGGTGGTCAGATTCTTGCGAGAGAAAGTGCGTCCGAATTTGGTGCCTTTGCTTCCGAACGAAGCATATCCAATCGAACCACCGCCCATCCTGCCACACCACTTCACGCACTGCTCACACTGGTCGGCACACTTCTTACACATTTCCACGCACTCATCCCCTGGTCCTGCGTGGCAGGCGGCGGCACATCGGCGACAAGCGGCGGCACACTCAGCAAAATCAGGTCCAGCCGATTCGCACACGTCAGCGCAAATCTGGCATGTGATAGCACAAGCATGGCAGTTCTCCTCCGTGTTGTCAGCAGCACACTTCAGGCAAGCCGAAACACAGGCAACACACACCGTCTTGCAGGCCCCTCCCATCATCTTGACTGCCTTTTCCATCATCTCGTCTTCTTCCACCATGTCGTGCCCGCACTCCGGGCAGACCTTCTTGCCCTTGGGCATCATCTCACCGCACTCTGGGCACTTCATTTCTTCGTCGGTGGCCGTTTCTTCTGCTTTTCCTGCGGCCTTTGCATCGGCTTCTTTTGGTGAGCCGGCTGCGTCTTTTTCTGCTCGTTCAGCTCCCTCTGCCGTTCCGCTTCCGTCTCCGGACAGGTCCTCATGAGAAATCTCCTTGCCGTTCAAAGTGATCTTCAGGTCGATCGGCAGGCTGACTTTTGCGAGATCCAACCCAGCAGCCACCTGCACCGAGCGGTGGCTGCGGATCGACTTGCCGTATTCTTTCATCACTGGGCTGGTCAGCTTGCCCCCCTCGACCAGCCCCAACATCACCTCTTCCACCTCGGCGTCCGTGTTCGACGGAACCGAAACCAGTGATGCCTCCATGATCTCGAAATCCTTAACATCGAACCCACCGGATTCAGCTCCGTCACGTGCCTTGATCTTGTTGAAACTAATCGCCCGGAAGCCATGGGAGAACCTGCCCATGTCGTTGTCGATCATCACCGCGCAGTCATGGCTCAGCTCGTTCATATCGACGATGCAGGAGACCAGGCTCAGCCTCTTGCTGTTGTGCTCGGCGACTTGGAGCATCTTGCCGATCGGCAGGGTGTGAACATGCTGCCACAGCAACAGCAGCTTTGGGTCGACCTTTGCCCCCTCGGTCCGCAGCACGTCGCCGTCCCTGTCCTTGCGGGGCGTGGTCAGCACGTGGCGGAACACCATTAGAGTGTTCTTCGGTAGTTCGATGTCATCGTATTGCTTGAGGGAGCTGCCCGCACGCTTGCTGTACTCGATCTCTTCAGTCACCATGTCGGGAGAGGAGTAGACCAGGGTGCGGGCAGCTTTCCTCAAGACATCATCCCACGACACCGTCCTCGTGGCAGCGCACTTGTACACCATGTCCAGACCGACCGCATCAGCGACGTTCTTTGCGTAGCGGTCGGCGGTCGTGATACCGTAGCCGAATTCTGCAGTAGCCTGTCTCTGCCTGATGGCTTCCAGGAGCTGGTCATTCATGTTTCTTCTTCCCTGTTACTGAACTCGTGCGTTGACAGTCGCCGACAGCTTAACCAGTTGGTCCTTGGCCGCTGCATCTGCCTTCTTAATCTGGCCGGCCCAAGCAACCAGCGTGCCGACGTCGGTCTGACTGCTACCGGCAGGAACTCCAGTGACCGGTTCGGTCCCCTTTGACCGCAACCGCAACCGCTTCATGTTGGCATCGATGGTGGCCTTGATTCCCAGGGCTGACACCAGGGTGGCTGACTTGATCATCCGCACGTAGGTGTCGAAATCACCATCGTTCAGTGCCACCGTCGGAACGGGGTAGTTTGACACCCCACCGTGGGTCTTCGCGGCAGTATCAAAAACCGGTTGTCTCTTTCTCGACGCCATATTAGGCACCCTCACTTGAAGATGATTCGGAACTGGCCGAGCTGGTCAAACTGGAACTGCTCGAGCTGGATTGACTGCTGGGAGATTGGCTACTGGCCGAGCTTGCGCTCTGGCTTGAGCTGGTGCTGGTGCTCGTGCTACTGGTTGCACTCGAGCTGCTGGTTGCGCTGCTGCTGGACGAACTGTTCTCACTCGAAGTCGAAGTCGAACTCTGTGAGCTAGAGCTTCCAGAACTCAGTGAACTGGATGCACTGGATGCACTCGACTGGCTCTTGCTCGATTCACTACTGAACGAAGACGCCGAAACAGAGGACTCCGAAACGGATGACTGACTCGAAGCACTGCTGGTCAAACTCGAACTAGACAGGCTGGTGCTGCTCAAACTCGAAGCAGAACTAGTCATACTAGATGAACTCTCAGACGATGCACTACTCGTTCCGCTGGATGACGAAGTGCTCGTGCTGCTGGTTGCACTGGATGAGCTTTCAGACGATGCGCTGCTGGTTCCAGAGCTGCTGGAGCTGGATGAACTTTCATTCGACTGGCTACTCGCACTGGAAACACTCTGGCTGCTGCTCGTCAGGCTGCTCGAACTCGAACTGCTTGAGCTGCTACCGCTCGAGGGGCTGCTGGCACTCGAACTCGAATTAGAGCTAGTCAAGCTACTTGAACTGCTAGTCAAGCTGCTCGACGATGAACTGCTTGACGGGCTAGAACTAGACGCACTGCTAGCAGACGAACTGCTCAAGCTGCTGGACGACTCGCTAGTCGAACTGCTACTGGACAAGGACTGACTAGATTCACTGGTAGACGACCAGCTGCTAAACGAGGTCGAGCTGGAGCTACTGCTCTGGCTAGACGCACTGCTGGACGAGCTGCTGGACGATTCGGAGCTGAGGCTCGAGCTGGATGTACTCGTACTTGACACACTCGATGTCAGGCTGGAGCTGCTAGATGACTCGTCTTCCATCGCAAGGATTGAGAGGCGGTCGCCAGTTCTGGGGCCAGGGAACTGAAGATTTCCGGTGTGGAAGTTCAGCACATCCGGATCACTCTCTTCGCCGGCTGTGGCCGTGTCCACCAAGACAGCTTGATAGATCACGTTGTCGTCGAGAGGAACAGAAGCATACGAAACAGCTCCGACGTCGGCGTCGTAGGCTGCTGCGGGGGCAGTATCATCACCAGCACGTCGCATGCGGGTGATGGTGAGCTGGCGAGCGGTCAGCCCATCTGCTTGCCCGAGTCCAAATGTAACATTTTTCGTCATTGCATATCACCAAAAAGAAAGCCGCTGACAGAATCCTAAACGGACCCCGCCGCGGCTCGCTCGCCTAGACGTTTGCGTCCAGCTGGAAAATATACAGGGAAGACGAAAAAACTCCTATACAGAATTTCGGGAATTCTTTGGCTCGGACTTCTTTTCTTATATCTGGATATGGTGATCCTGAACTAAGTTAGAAATACTTTCAGGAAAGTTTTGGATTGTTTCTAATATCCCGGGCTACGAAACGAATACTGTTATAGGAAACGACACTTTATAAGGGGAAACGAAAATGAAAGTCGGAAAGAAAGTGGAAGTACTTCGAGGCGGCGTGGAAATCATCATCTACACCACGAACATGGTACCTGTGGTTCTACCCGGCAACTCTACTGAAAAAGAAATTGCCAAGGCCGGCAAGAAGTATGAAGCCAAGCGGGCGAGGCTTGCCAAGAAAAACGGGGAATTAAGCTGATTCCCCGAAAAACTGAAAGAAGCCGGTCATGCTACCGGCTTCTTATACTTGTTCTTGCCGGCTCTTTCTACCACCGTCGCTCGAAACTTGCCAGTCAGAAGCACCTCTGCAGTGGCCCGGTGAAATCCATTCTGCAAGATATACCCTCCTCCATCCAAAACAACTTCAGGAAGTCCAGTCGCCCCAAACTCTTCTGCCTGTGGATCATTTCCTTCTAGCTTCCGCTTCACTCCTTCCCTGGTAACCGAGATTTGGGCATAGCGGACTTCAGACGGATTCAATTCCATTTCAACGCCATGCTTCTCGAAAACTTTCTTGGGAGGAGCATACAATGCCCCGACCCCAGCAAACCCGAACGACAACGTGCGAATTTGATCGACGTTGTCATCGAAATGCTTGTATCCTTCTTCTGCGGAAGGCAAAGCGTCCAATTTTCCAACTGCTTGCTTCACATCTTCCTCAGAGCGACTTCCTCCTCCGACGCTCCACTGATTGCCTCTGAACGGATGGCCAGGCAAATCCCCTTTCAAATCCACCTGCACTTGCAACCGTCCATCCTGAATCCAAGACTTCACGTCAGCTTTCATCGCTTTACCTCTGCCTTCTTTTCAGTACCCGATGGCCTGCGGAACGAATCTGAACTCATCCTCGCATGCAGAAGCGTTCCGCTATTGCCATGTACTTCCAACTTGATCGTGAAGTCGGCACCAGACGCCATCGAATCGCAAAAAGCTCGGTCGAAGTCGCGCATCGCAGACAGGAAGTCAGCCAGAGAAGCATCGTCCTTCAGCACGGTGCGGTAGTCAGGCTGCTGGCCTTGGCCCGGTTTCGACATGAATACCGACCTCCAATCCATTGATCACCAACACCTCGACGCAATCCCCTGCCCACTTCTCGACCATCCTGCGGAGTCGGGCTTCCTGCTCCTTCGAGATCGCTCTGTACACCCGAACGACCACCCTATCCCCTGGCTCGAACTTCAACCTACTGCACTGCACGTCTGCCAGCCTTGGGGCCGGATGCGTCAAGATTACTGCCATCAGCTAGTCTCCTTCTTTTTCTACCGGCTGTGAATCGAGCATGGTCAACCGCTCGGCCAGCCTCACAATTCGTTCCTCAAACACCTCCTGACTCTCATCGTCCTTCGGCCAGTCCTCAATGAACACTTCGATCGCTGAACCGTCAATTGATTCTGTTCTGCGAATACGCATTGCAGGTCTCCTTTAGCCTAGTTGAACTTCACCGACCCGTCCAGATGGGGATTCAGTTTCAGCTTCCGCTTCTTCTCAACATCGATTCTGTTTGCCATCGAGCCAAAGACGATCCCGATCATCAGTCCTACTATACCGAAGATGAACCCACCTACTAGAACACCAATAGCAAACGACCCATAGTCCACCGCTACACCTCCAGGCATTCGAGTTTCTTGGGCACTTGGTTGCGAAGGGCTGCGTTGCAATCCAAAGTCCACTGGGCGATTGCTTTAGTCGAGGATAGCTCAGCCTCAGTGTGACGGAAGTCACCAGACCTATGCCGTACCCGCATCTCCCTCCACCTCATCATGTCTGCGTTCAGCGACTCGGAGATGGGAAGGTCCACCCCCTTCACCCGCCGCCACGATCCACAGAGGTCGAGAAAACGGGATTCAACTGCCTCCCCGAACGTCACCCAGCCTTCAGATGGCTGCAGCATAGATCCGTGTTGTAATGCCACTTGTTCAAGTCTCCTTTTGGTCTAATTTTCTATACAGAATTTCAGGGATTCTTTGGCTCGGACTTCTTTTCACCTCCAACCGCTTGTTCCTTCTGCTTTTTCTGCTTATCTTCAGCAGGTTCTTGTATAATAACAAAAGAATCAGAAAAATCAGATTCTTCAAAACGATCATTGTTAACAGTTTGTTTTTGTTGAGTTTTGATCATAACTGTTCTATCTGTACCAAGTTAATTTTTCCCGTAGGAGAACCGATGAAATCAGCTTCCTTAAATCCAACCACCTTATACTTTGTACCATGGCTTAGTATCAATTCAGCTTCATGGCTCGTATGAAACGTCGGAAGAGGTGTCGCCCGATGAACTCTGATTTCCATAAATGTCGGGTTTCCTTTATATCCCCCTTTACCATGCTGCTGACTATATGCCATCGCCATGAATGGATTGAGCGATGTTGACTGAAGTCCTTTAGATTCGATCTCCATTCCAATTTTCATCTTTTTTGCGTCTTTTTCCAACTTGCTTCCAATGCCTCTGTACACGATTTCATCCATATCTTTCTGTAACGATTCAATCATATCTACGGTGTTTTTCTCTTTTTCTGTCAATACTTCATCTTTCCTCAGTTTTCGATTGATCGCCCTATACCCACTCGATGTATATCCAGTTATCTTCTCATGCATATCCAATACAGTTTTTTCACGCTCTGTTAGTTCTTTGGTTTCTTTCCCCTGAGCCTCTGCAAACATATTTGCTACTCTCTTAGAAATAGCAGAACTTATTTCTTCAGGCGAATATGTTTCCCTATCAATCGATCCAAACTTTTCGTTATAGATCGCCACTATCCTTTTACTTTCTATATCTTCAACTTTTCCAGATGATGATGGAAATCTTTCACTGCCGCCCTGCCCTCCACTCCACTGATTCCCTCTAAACGGATGCCCAGGCAGATCACCCTTGGTTCCGTCCACTTCCAACGCCACCCTCAACCTCGATCCGCTGTACACACTCGGCAGCAGCTTCAGGAACTCGTCCCCGCTGTCCCTAGTAACCTTCCTACCAGTCTCGGGGTTGATCAGGGGGCTATTTAGGATGGCCAATCCAGATGAGTGCCTCACGGACGGAACCACCCTGCCGTTCTCATCAGTCGTGAGCCGGCATGCTTCTTCCTGATCACCCTGGTTGTTCGTGGCGTAGACCACTGCAGTCATCATAATGTTTCTCGTTTTCTAAAACAGCTGCCTGCCCTCTGCCAGCCTGCCTAGATCCCGCAAGGTCGAGTCACCGAATCCGATCATCTTCGCTTTCCGCAGATATTCGGCACGCTTCCAGAACGACTGCCTTTGAGCAGCCCCAATTCCAGCCTCCCTCAGCTTAGCATCCACCTGCTCCCTGCCATCAATCAGCTTGTCGAGCATAGCCTTAAACTTCGGCGTCATCTTAGTCATCGCCCTGGCTCTACCGGCGTGCTCCATCGTCCTGAAACTGATGTCACCATACTCCATGTTATCGGCCATCGACATGCCGTTGTCGATCAGCTTGACCTTGCCGTCCTTGACCATCCAGTTGTTGATGTGGCGATCGTGGTTACCCGTCAAGGCGTCGAAGTACATCATGTCGGCAACGCCCTCGGTCTTGTCCAGCTTCGACGAATCCTTGACCATGTCGTTCTCATCCCACTCGATCAAAGCATCTGCCACCTTGGCATCGTCGTTGACCCACTTCTGCAGGCTGCCCTTCTTGCCGTCGATCTCAACCATCTCGGTCTTGGCGACCATGTCCAGCCCCATAGCCTCGTCGACGACCGAAGCGGCGACCTCGTTCGCCGACTGGTGGCCCCTGAACGCTGGATGCACTCCGGGATTTTCACCATCGTCTGGCTTGAACACATACTTAGAAACTGTACCGTTCTCGTCTTCAATCTCGACGATCCTGACCGTGTTGACGCCGCCCTTGCCCAACTGCTTGTCGCTCTTGACGTTAGTCTGGTCGATCTTACGGACCGCAGTGGCCACATTCGGGGGTTGCTGGCCTGTCAGAGCGTCCAGGGCGGTGCTCAGTCCACTGCTGCCAGACGAGCCAGAGTCAGCTCTGCCTCTGCCAGGTCCCCACTGATTGCCCCTGAATGGATGTCCTGGCTTGTCGCCTTTCTCGAACTTCCCTCCCCGCCTGTCGATCTCCATCAGCATCGCGGCCCGGTAGAACCGCATATCGTCGGTCTCGGCAGACGCCAGCAAACTGGTGCCTTCTTGCAGCTGCTCATCAGTCAGTTCGGCGATCTTGTCTAGCACTGGCATCTAAGCAACCTCCCAAATGCGACCTCTGCGGACGCTCCAATCGACCACGGCCCTGATCTCGTCCACCCCCGGCGTCTCGGCCAAGATACCCTTCAGGTACTCAGGGAACTTGGAGGCGGTCAGCACCTCGTTGACAGCGGCAGCCCTGCCAGGCCCCTTGAATATCGTTTCGAGATGGGAAATCATCTCTGCGATGTTGGCTTGCAGGCCACCTCCACCAGAGTGTTGATTGCCTCGGAAGGGGTGGCCGGGCAGGTCGCCCTTCATCCACAAATTCCTCAGCCGTCGCTCCTCATTAAGCCTCTGGTTGTATTCCTCGATCAGCTCGGAAGCCGCATCGTCCCCCATACCCCACGACTGAACTATCGAACACTGACAGCAGGCTCTTTCCCGGACAGGCAAATTCCAATGCCCCGGCCACGGAATCCTCACCCCTCCCAAGTACCACAACCCGTCACGATCAGCCGGCACCCCGTCCAGGTGAGCATGAGTGTCCCTCGTGGTCGTTCCAAGCACGCTCATCCACGTTTTTTTGGTCTTCAGTCCGGGCACCTCTTCAGCTAGACGATCCATCGCAGCCGACCTTGCTCCGTTCAACGCGTTTCCACTTTCGGTGCGGGCAATGTTAATCCCGCGGTTATGGTAGTATTCGTCCAGCCCGTCCCCGACCATCTGCTCCCGGATCTCACGGATTGACAACCCTTCCTCAATCCCTTTCAGCACGTGGGACTGAATGCCGTTGGCAGTCGTGTCGTTGATCCCGGCCCAGAACGGCTGCTCGAAGCATTCCTTCATCTGCTGGGAGATTTCAGCCTTCATCCAGTCTGGCCACTCGGTGGCAAATCCCATGTCGACTGTCAGACCGGAGGGGAGGGTGAACACTTCGGGCCAGAGGGCCATCGTGTCGATATCAGCATCGTCCAGGTCGAGCAGCCACTCGGTGGCACGAGAGGCTTTGGTTTGGAAGGATTTGGTGATGAGGTGGGAGGGAGATTTCTGAGGATCAGTCCATCTTTCTGGAGCATTAACTTTGATTTTCGTAGCGCCAGCGAGCATAGCCCCTATCACCCGATGATTTCCATCATCCAGCATCAACACCCCATTCCGCATTCCTAATAAAGGAAGTTCAGGCCAGGAATCCTCCCCTCCTTCAAGATATGCCTGACGGTACTTATCAATCGCATCTTTGTCCCACTCGTTGTCCGGATCATCAATCATCCTTTGCAATTGAGGAATCGTCTTGCCAGGAAACAATCGATCCAAACTTATTTCCACTACTGCCAGATCTGGTGTTCGATCATCGGTAAGTCTCGTCGTCTCCTTTGGAAGATCATCCTTCAAAGTCCCATTTACCCGAAACTTATCCCCACCGCCTGCCCCTCCACTCCACTGATTGCCTCTGAACGGATGTCCAGGCAAATCCCCCTTCGTCCTCTTCCCCTTCGGTGCAATATCCAACCCCATCAATAGCATCTGAGCGGCAGCAGCCTCACCTGCCTTCTTCATTAGGATCGGTAAGGCGGTGTTCACGAGGTTGCTGTCCCAGTCTCGGGGGTCGAAGATGGAATTGGTTTGGAAGGATTTGGTGGTGAGGTGGGAGGGAGATTTATCCATACCGATCAACCCAAACAAAACATCACGGACGTCCGACCCGTTTTTAAGATTTTGGGGGTCTATTTTTACACCTACGTAAGTACCTTTGTTTTTCCCATAGGTCGAATCGTATATATTACCGTCTTTCTCATTCCACGCATGAGATGAGAAATTTATGTACTCATCTCCTCCATCCGCTAACCTTTTTGACACTTTAGTATCAAAATAAAACCCCACGTGCAAAGACAGCCCTTCTTCTTGAGCAAGTTTTAATGCATTAGAATAACACAGGCTATCCTCAGTACCTTCATTTGGAGATTTAGCACCAGTTTTTGCTGTCCACCCACTAGGAATCTCAGGGTACCCATACGAATCTCTGATCGTATTAAACTGGGTAGCAACCTGAGCAGCCATAGGATCAGATCCTTCCCCCCACCCACTCCCCCCATAACCATGAGTGGACTGATCATGCTGCCCAGGCAGATGCTTCTCGATCAGCTCTGTCTCGTCCTTCGTCCTGCCCAACTTCCTCCCTGCATCCGCGAACTGCCTCTTGATCAACCCCTCCATAGCATCTGTCAACTCAGACTCTGTCTCTGCATACTGCTTTAGGTGGACGGCCTTGACGACTGCGTTGCGGAGCTGGTCTTTCAGCAGGAGTTGCTTGAGGTGGACGGCTTGAGTGGCTGAGTCCAGCAGGCACTTGGCCAGTTTCAGTCGGTCCATAGAATCACCTCCCCGCTGCCTTCTCGATCAGTCGCTGGGCCACGATTGCAGGCAGCCCAGAACCGGCCACGTCAAGCCCCAAAGATTTGACCGCCAATTCTAGCGCCCTAGACGCCGTTTTAACGGCCTCTTCTTCGGTAGGGGGTTCTACTCCCGTTTCGTCTTCGGACGCCGCCTCGGGGCTGCCGAGCGCGTAGGACCGGTAGGGCAGGCGGTTGCGGCTCGCGAATTCTGCGATCCGCCGGACG